GCTGTCAATTTTGTTAAAAAACATCATTACCATAATGCTAAAAAAACCAATGGTCACAGCGCCAGCCAAAATTGGCGGCATCATCGACCTAGTGGTGGCTTGCATTTCCCGTGCTGACTTTCTATCCTCCACCTCTAATTTGGCAAAGTTTAAGCCCAACTCTTGCGCTTGTTTTTGGAGTTCGATTTCGGCTATCTTGACTTGTGCGATCTGCTCAGCAGACAACTTGTTGTTGGCAATCATGTCCTGAACTTGGTCAGGATCGACACCAACAGCTTTTGAGATGGCTGAAACTGCCATGCCTGCTAATGGGCCACCAAGCGCCGTGGCAATTGTGGGTGCAATTTGTTTAAGCCAATCCATTATTGTTTGCTCCTCGAAAGCATGGTTGCTGCAATTTCCATCATGGTTTTTGCCACTTCAATGTCAGCGGGTTGAGTATCCCAACCAACAGTAATTTGACCCACAAACCGGCTTGGGTCAGGTGGGATGCTGATTCGGCAAGTGTAGGCAACTCCCTTGGCAATGTACCATAGACCCATCTCAGATTGCGCTGACTTGTACTCGCCACAAGGTATCTCGCCAGCCATCAGCTTGACCACATCTGCATTGTTGGCTGAGTTTTGGGTAAACAGACCAACATCTAGCCCATCGTTTATTTTGTCTCTGCCTTCTTTGGTGTAAGCGCGGTACAGCACGCGGGTTCCAAACATGGGGTTTACTTTGAACACGGCCACAATGGTGGCGTTAGTGGTTTTGAGCAAATGGGCGGCAGCGTCTTCCACTCTGTCCTCAACAATGCTTGGCATCTTCTTGGATTCTTTGTACGCGCCCATCAACAGTTCTTGGTTCTGCCAAACAAAGTACCCAGAGAACGCAAACACCGCCATGAGTATCAGCGCAAAGAGTTTAAACGGGCTATCCACATAGGACAGCACCTTGCTTAATATGTCTGCTGGCTTTTCGTCACTCATAGTCCAATATCATTTGTCAACTTTGGAATCCAGTTTATCGAATATTTTGCCGAGCATGTCTTTAACATCGCGCATGTCGGCGCGGTAGTCATCGCGGCCAACGTAATTCAAAGGCATCGCCCGAACGTCTGTGTCCAAGCGCTCCAGTGATCGGTAGATGTTGTTTAAGATCCATCCACCTAAGAACCCCGCTAAACTGACCGCAATGTTGAAAAGAACTTGAGTATCCATTATTTGTTGGCCATGCCGGTTAGGTCAATGCGATAAGGCGTTTGGCCAGCTTGGGCCGCTACCAGTGCAGCCAATTTTGCTTTGTCGCTTGTGTTTAATTGAGTTGCAAGTGCATTTGCAAAGTCAGGTCTTTTTGTAAGTATGGCAGCCAACATGTTTTGGCCAGTTTGAGAATATAACAACGGGGAAGCAATTAGTGATGCGGCAATTGCTGGAAACCCAGCTGCGCCAGCGCCACCTGATGCGGCCAGTGCTGCAATCATTGATCGGTACGGCGTACCAGAATCAGGCACTTTATTGCCCAATGCTGTTTTTGCGCTTTCAGACAAGTCTTGCATTAAGGCTTGGCCTTGTGCAAATTGTCCTTTGTCCTTGCTTCTGTCCATTGCTTTAATGGCATTTTGCAATTGCGCTGGGGAAAATATTCCCTCTTCTGCACCAAGGCTGGCCGCTGCACGTTCAACACGTTTGAAGTTGGCGTAACCAGTATCTATGGCTTTCAATTCTTTTGCATATTGTGGATTGCTTCGCGTAACCAATTGGCGAACTTGATCTTGCGCTTCTTTTAACGCTTGACCAATAAGTATTTGGTCTGCATCTGTAGACGCACTTAAACGGCTAATGGTTTCACGCAAATCACCTTGAACTGCTTTTAATGTTTCGCCAGTAATTGCGTTTTGTCCTTGAAATTTATTAAGAACCTTGTTGTCCATCCAATTGTTAAAAAAAGTAACAGCTTTAGGATCAATAGAACCAGTTTGAACCATGCTTTTTAAACTTGCAATAGCTGTTTGGAATGGCGTATCTTGTACAACAGTCATTTTTGGCAACAATTTGCCATAAGCATCATCTAATTTTTCTGACACAAATTGAACTGCTTCGCGGCCAACAACGCCTTCTGGCAACTTTTCACCGATTGGCGTTAATGCTCGATTAAAGGCAACACGATTAACATCGGCCATTGCTCTGCCTTGAGCGCCCTTAATAAAATCACCAATAATTGGAACGCTCGACAATGCTTCTTCAGCACGTTTGTAACCACCGCCCAAAATTTGGCCGGCAGTTGGCACAACGCCTTCTTTCATTAACGCCTGAATTTGAGGTGAAATGGTTGGGCTAATGACTGCTGCCGCTGGTCTGATCAGCGCATTCATTGGATTGGTAAAAGCCGATGCCTGTGCAAGTGCATTGCCTACTTTGCCAAAATTGGCTGCTCTGGCGGCAGCACTACCGCCACCCAACAACATTGATACATCGCCGGCCACCCTGAACGGGTCTTCTTCCATTGTTCGAGCAAACCCTTGGCCAGTGCCATAAGTTTTTGCGTAATCTTGGCCAACAAGATTGGCTATATTTTGCGAGCGTTGAGCAGCTGCTGGATCAAGAAAAGGGCCGCCTACATTAGCTTGATTGATAAGGTCACGCAAAGGCTTTGGCGTAATGTTTTGCAATCCACCAGCGGCTATATCCGTCAATGCGGTTGCTGTCTGTAATGGGCTGCTCACCAATTCAACTAAACCGCCCACGGTGTTTTTGTACAAACTGGCTGGGGCATTCATAATCATTTTAAAAGCATTGAATGACTCAGGTTCAATTTGAAACCCAGCAGGAAGATTCATAGCAGGCTGAGTGCTTTGTTTTTCTACTTTAAATCCAGTTGGCAAAGGCATAATTTTCCCTTATTTATTAGCTGGAGTCCAAGTCTGTCCACCATCAATAGACATAATTCGTTCTTTGCCATTTGTTGCATAAATTGGCGGTATTTGTTGTGCGCTTAATGGCGCACCACCAGCTTTTCCAACTGTTGGATTAGGCGCATACCCCTGATCTTTGCCGTAAGTTTCTGTAAGCCCTGTTTGCTCTTGGGCTGCAATGTTACGCATACGAGTAAGTTTTTTAATGACTGTGGCATTGTCATCAGTTGGCAACGGAATAAATGGAACTAAACGTGGGGCTTCTGCTGCGGTAACTGCCGCACCACTTCGGTCATGCAAAACCAACGATCCAATATCGGCAACTCCAGCACGAGCCTCAACTCCTGATGGATCCATGCGGTTTAAAGCAAAGCCAGGCAAATAACCTTTAACGCCAGTTGAACTTGGATTTTGTTGCAACAATTTAATTGTTTCATCAATTTGTTGAATAGATTGATTGTTTTTAAGAATTGCTAAATTGATATTAGATGGGATTGGTTTAAGTTCTGATTGTTTGCCCATGACAGGAGTGCCAGGCGTTCCAACTGGAAGAGCCATAGGTGCAACAGCAGGCGCAGCAGTCTGATCAAGTACACTGGCCATGCCAGGAATGGCAGGCGTGCGCTGACCAGGCAATGCAGCTGGCGGTTGACGCATCATGCTTGCGCCTGGTGCAGTTGCGGGTTGAGCGCCACCAGCAGCTTGGAAGCCATCTTGTCCATACAACACAGGAATGGCCATGCCATTTGTAGTGTTGACGGCCACATATCCAGTTGGAGTTTGTTGGATCGACAATGTGGGATTAGCTTTTTCCCATGCAAACTTGTCTTTGTTAAATTTCAAAGTTGCGGCAGCATTTATGTCAGCAAAGGTCTGGGTTTTGGGAGTGGCAGCCATGCCTGCAACGGGCATACCGTAGCCAGCCAATGCAGGGTTGTCTTGAATGGTTTGAATAGAAGCACCAATGTCCCGATCGCGTGTCTTTGGCAACATAAAGCCAAGTTTGTCTTTGGCATCCAAAATGCCCATAATTTTTTGAACTCTGTATTGCTGATACTGTTCAGGAGTCATGTTTTGCAGTTGTTGCATTTCAGCAGTAGCCGATTTCATATCAAAAATGCCGTCTCTAACGCCTTGATTGATTTTTAAAAGCGCTTCTTGAGGCGTTGCTGCGGAGCCAACAGAACTCCATGCAAAATCAAGTTTCTTTTTTTGAAGTCCAAAATCACGTTCGCTTATTTGAGACTGCACGTTTTTTGCGGTAAGTGCGGCTGCGTCTTGTTCGGTCAAGGACTTTACATATTCACGGCCAGTTTTACCAAACTGAAATAAA